ATCTCGGGCATCACCATGCATGCCTGTAAGGTTGCGTCATACAAGATCTACGACAGATACGCGAAAGAGCGCGGATTCCGCGACAACTCGCTATCGCCTTGCATGCTGACAACAATCAACCCTGATCTACCGAGCGACCATCCAGATCTGATCAAGGTCTGGTGGGACCCACTGGAAGGCGCTGACTACCTGACATGGATGAGGAATCGCTGATGCCCAGCATGGTTGCTGTGATGCGCGCTCGAGTCGCTCGAGTGCTGTTCCGATCTCGCGCCTACAAGCGAGCCCTCATCGATGGCAAGACGAATAAGTTATCGCAAGACGGGCAGATCATCCTCGCCCATCTGAAGCGATTCTCCCGCTACGGGAAACCGCCTGTCGCCGTGGACAAGTCCGGTGCGACAGATATGTTCGAGGTTGGCCGCATGGTCGGTCGCCAAGAAACGGTGCAGCTCATTGTCGAGGCGCTGCAACTGGACGAAAAGACCTTGACCAATCTACAAGAGGAATTCATCGATGAGTGACGATCAAGGGTCTGCGGAAGCAGGCAACCCGACTGCTCCGGCAGCGGCTCCCGCGTGGTACGCGCCGGAAGGGATCGACCAAGGAACGGCAAGCCAGCTTGGAGAACTAGTCAAGGCCAAAGGATGGAAGGGGCCGGCTGACGCCCTGCTGTCCTATCAGAATCTTGAGAAGGTGTTCGGCGCTGACAAGGCTGGACGCACGATTCTCGCCCCCAAGTCAGATGACGACGCAGAAGGCTGGAGCGCCGTCTATAACCGCTTAGGACGCCCGGAGAGCGCCGATAAGTACGAACTGCCAGTACCGGAAGGGGACGATGGTTCGTTCGCTCAGGCGGTCGCTCCCGTGCTTCACGATCTTGGGCTGACCAACAAGCAAGCCAAGGGTCTCGCCGAGTGGTGGAATCAAACGTCCACGCAGCGGATAGAGATGGAGCGTGAGTCATTCTTGAGCAAGTCCGAAGAGGATTTTTCGGCGTTGCGTCGGGAGTGGGGCGCCGCGGCTGACCAAAACATCGAACTCGCTAAACGTGCTGTCGGCAAGTTTGGTGCAGACGCTGGGCTAGACGCTGACGGGCTCGAGCGGCTGGAGCAGGCGATCGGCACCGGGCCGATGATCAAGCTGTTCCATGCGATCGGCTCATCGTTTGCGGAAGGGTCGTTTGTCGGATCTGAGGCGCAGTCTGGTGGCGCGCTGACTCCGCAGGCAGCGAAGAACAAGATCGCTGGAATGTTCGCAGATCAGGAGTTCATGGGGCGCTACATGAACCGTGACGAGAAGGTTCGTCAAGGTGCAATCGAGGAGATGATGCGACTGCAACGAATGGCTAACCCAGAGCTGTTTACAGAGTAGTTGCTAGTGTGATACGCGCGAGGTACTATCCTCGGCGTATTCTCCTGTGAGAGCTAGCTTGAGACCCGGGAGAAATCTCGGGTCTCTTTTTTTGCGCATAGGACAGGGCAAGTCGTAAGACCCCAACTGACAGTCGGAAAGACGACCGATCGGTGAGAGCGTATCTCGCAAGGATTCTGGCCCCGGTAACGGACAAGCCATCCGAGAAACACTACATATTTAGTTTTTTTGGAGGGCTATCATGGCCGATAATATTGCATCAGTTTATGCCGTACAGTACGGCACTAACATCTCGCTGCTTTTGCAGCAAAAGGGCTCCAAGCTGCGCTCGTCTGTGCAGACTGGTTCGTACAAGGGCAAGGCTTCTGAAGTCGTCACGCAGTACGGTGCTACCGCTGCTCGTGCGGTTTCGACCCGTTACCAGCCGATCGTCCCGGTCAACACCCCAAACAACCGTCGTTGGGTGTTCCCGGAAGATTTCGATTGGGCTGACCTGATCGATAACTTCGACAAGCTCCGTCTCCTCGCTGACCCGCAGTCTGCCTATGCGCAGAACGGTCTCTACGCGATGGGCCGTGCGATGGACGATGTGATCATCAGCGGTATGCTCGGTGACAACAAGACGGGCGAAGCTGGTGGCACGACCACTCAGTTCGACACGACCAACCAGCGCGTTGCTGTGAACTACGCTGCCTCTGGCAACGTGGGCCTCACGGTCGACAAGCTGCGCGAAGCGCGTCGCATCCTGATGGAGAACGAGGTTGATCTCGACGCGGAGCCGGTGTATTGCGCCATCTCTGCCGAGCAGCACGATGATCTCTTGGGCCAGATCCAAGTGGTCTCGAGCGACTTCAACAGCGACACCCCGGTGATGAAGGATGGAAAGGTGATGCAGTTCCTTGGCATCAATTTCATCCACACCGAGCGTTTGCCGACGACCTCGAGCAATCGTCGCTGCCCTGTGTGGGTGCCTTCGGGCGTTCACTTGGGTATGTGGAATGACATCATGTCTGACATCACGCAGCGTCGTGACCTTTCCTCGCACCCGTATCAGATCTATCTGATGGGTACCTTCGGTGCTACCCGCACGGAAGAGAAGAAGGTCGTTGACATCCTGTGCGCGGAATAAGGGAGTAAACGAAAATGGCAGTTGTAGCAGTTAAGTCAACCCTTATCACCAATGCAGACGCGACCCCGGTCGTTCTCAATAGCCCCCGTGTAGACGGCGCTTTTGAGCACGTTAAGGTTGCAACGGCGGCTATCACCAGCGGCGACGATATTGCTTCGACGTACCGTATGTTCCGCGTTCCTTCGAATGCGGTTATGACGGATCTTCGAATCTACTCGCCGGACATCGGCACCACGACCATTGCTGACATCGGCCTTTATGCGGCTGATGGCGGTGCGGTTGCTGATGCTGACTTCTTCGCCTCGGCTCTGTCCCTCAAGGATGGCTCGCTGAACGGCGTGGATGTGCTGCATGAGGCCGCGGTGTTTACGATCGCGAACAGCGGCAAAGAGCTGTGGGATGCCCTCGGCCTCACCTCTGACCCGTCGGTGTTCTACGATGTGGCTTTCACCTTGACCGCCGCGGCTGATGCGACGGCGACCGTGAAGCTCATCGGTCGTTACACGGCGTAAGAAACAAGGGCGGGTCGGGCAACCGGCTCGCCCTTTTCTCCTAGGAGAGAATCATGGCAGATCGTTTTTACGGTATTGATCGTGGCGAGCAAGGCGTTCGTAACGTGACCGAAGGATCGGGCTCGACTGCGACGACCGACGTTGAAGTGCGTGTGGATCTCGCTGCAAATATGAGCAAGATTGAGGTTTTGCTTGCCCTTGACACGATCAAGGAAGCAATCACGCAAGATACTTGGCCGCCGGCTTAACGGTCTCGGGGTCTCCCGATGGCCGCTAGCAATGTAGCAATCGCAAACCTCGCGCTGACGAAGCTCGGGGATTTGCGCATTTTGAACCTTACGGACAACACCAAGCCTGCCCGTGAGGTGAATGCCGTGTTTGATATGACACGGGATTATCTCCAGCGCCGGTTCTCTTGGCGCTTTTGCATTAAGCGAGCGAATCTCGCTGCGGATACCACAGTCCCACTTTGGGACTGGTCATATCAGTATCCGATCCCTGCTGACTGTATGCGCATCCTGCAAGTCGGCCAATGGTATCCGTCGCCGGATATGTCGGATCTGATATCGACTGGTGGGCAGGAATATGTGCTCGAGGGCAAGTACATCCTGTCAAATCAGGCTGGCCCGCTGAAGCTGCGCTATCTGTCTCGGGTAACTGACCCGGTGCAGTTTGATGCGGCGTTCGATATGGCTTTCTCCGCATACCTTGCGTACATTCTTGCCGAGCCTTTGACGGCTAGCGCGGAGCAAAAGCAGATGGCCTATAACGATTATCGTAATGCGATAAAGGATGCCGTCATCGCTAACGCAATCGAAAACCCACCGGAGTCTCTCGCAGACCAGACTTGGATCTTGGCGAGGCTGTAACGCATGGCAAAGGTTTCGCCTGCGATCTCGAATTTCAACGGCGGCGAGGTCGGCCCTCTCCTATCTGGCCGCGTCGATTTCGAGAAATACTCGAGCTCCTGCTACAAGATGGAGCGATTCGTTCCGACCGTGCAGGGGCCGGCCAAGCGAATGCCGGGTACTCGGTTCGTTCTGCCGACGAAGTATCAGAGCAAGAAGTCCTATCTCAAGCGGTTTGAGTTCTCGTTCGATCAAGCCTATGTGCTCGAGTTCGGCGATCAATACGTTCGCTTCTTCACCGATCGCGGTGTGGTGCTCGGTGACACACTTGATATCACCAATATCACGAATGCAAACCCCGGCGTATTGACCTACACCGGCACCGATCCTGCAAACGGAGACTGGTTCTACGTCGTCGGCGTTGAGGGCATGACCGAGCTCAATGGCCGGTATGTACAAGTCTCGAACGTCAATGCTGGTGCCAATACGTTTGAGCTCAAGGATTGGTACGGCGACGCTATTGATACGACCGGATTCGGTGCATACGTCTACAACGGCGATATGCAGAAGGTTTATGAGATCGCGAGCCCGTACACCGAAGCCGATTTAACGAACCCAGAAGGCGGCTGCGCCCTTTCTATCGTCCAGTCTGGTGATGTGCTGTATATCGGTTGCGAGGGCTATGCG